AGCTTGATACCGTACGCAATCAGATGCTGTGGGGGTCGTTTTATGACACCACGGATCAGGTCGCAGTGGCGGCAAATACTGATTATTCCATCGGCATCAACACAACAGATCCAGACAGCCGTGGGATCAGCATTGCCTCTGGTTCGCGGATTACTTTTTCTCGCGCTGGTGTTTACAGCATCACTTATTCAGCTCAATTTACAAATTCAGACTCCCAAATTCACGACATTAACGTTTGGCTGCGTAAAAACGACAGCGGCTCTAGTGGTGATGTAGCAGCATCTGACAGCAAATTCAGCATCATTGCAAGACACGGAGGCGTTGATGGCAACGTAATTGGCTGCGTGAACTATGTGCTCAAGCTTGCCGCTAATGATTATCTCGAATTGATTTGGTCAACAACTAACGTGACGGCCAGCCTCCAATCTTTGCCCGCTGCCACTTCAGGCCCCGCTCATCCCTCCGTGCCTTGCATTATTGTCACGGCTGTTCAGGTCGCCTAATCTTTTTCCATGGCACTTGCAACCTCACTACGGAAAGTTGCCAGCAAACTGATGCTGCGATTCGGGGGCGATGTCACATACCGCAAAGTTGCGCCTGGCACATACAATTCAACCACTGGTGCGATTGTGGAAACCGTTACCGAAACAGGCGTCAAAGGCATACTCGAAGACGTAAATCTGCGCGAAATCAACGAGCTGATTCAGGCTGGCGACAAGCGCCTGATCGTGGCTGCGCTGGATCTGAACGGCACCACGCCATCCACGTTCGACCGTGTTGTGATTAGCAACATCGTGCATCAGATCATCAGGGTGCAGACGATCGAGCAGAACAATGAGCCCATCACGTACGAGCTGATTCTGAGGGTCTGACATGGCACGGCGAATCAACCTGGCACAGACGGGCGATTACGCTATAGACCAATTCGAAAAGCTGCTGCGCGTGACGGTCCTCAACACCGATCGCAAGCTGAAAGAAGAAAGCCCTGTGCTCACTGGCAGATTCAGGTCGAGCTGGGTGGTTTCCGAGAATAGTGTGACCGAATTTGAAGCAGAAGGAGCACAAATATCCAAAGATGTAAAAGCGATGAACAGACAGAATTACCAGCAAGAAAAGCTTGGCGGTGTCTATCACATATCAAACAGTCTGCCCTATGCAGAGGCGCTGTGTTATGGGACCAACCTGCCACCATCATGGAAAGCAGCGGGCGTGAATGGCAGCTTGCAGAACCCGCCAGGCTGGGTGGATCTGATTGCTGCTGAAATCACAGCTAGCGTACGGGCAAGCGCCGAGAACATCGCAAGGTCGTCCTGATGGCAGCTATCAATCTCAATACTATTAGGGCTACGATTGAAGGCCGACTTGCCACTGAACTCGCATTATCACCTGCGATCCCGGTGGTCTTCCACAACATGCCGTATAACCCGGTCAACAATGGCACTTGGGTTCAGTGTCTGGTGTCTTTTGGCGCCAACACCTATCTGACCATGGGTGGAACATCGGGCAGCAGCAACAATGTGCTTGGTGTGGTGGTGATCAACATATTCTCTGCCAAAGGTGTGGGTCAAGGCGCCAACCTGACCGTTGGAAAAAGAATTCGAGATCTCTACAATAGAATCGTTGTAAGTGGGGTTCATTTCGATCCCCCAACAGGGCCCGAGGTGGTGGCTTCGCCATCTCCAGAGGGTTTCTTCCAAACACGGGTCAGATTGACCTTTGAAACCTTCGAGGATCTGTAGCCATGGCGTTTTACCGTGGACAGCAAGGCTCCGTCAAATTCGATGACGCGGGCACCACTGCTGCAACCATCACCAGCACCCGCTCGTGGTCTTTGACCGTTGAGAAAGAATCACTAGACACCACCGCCCTTGGCGCTACCTACCGGGCAAATGTCGGCGGGCTGATCAGCGGTTCTGGATCCTGCGAGGTTCTATACACTGCTAGCAGCTCCGATGAAACCAACGCTTTCATCGAGATGGTCAATTCGGCCAACGATGAAGGACTCGCGCTTTTTGAACTGTTCCTTGACACTACCGGCACCAAGAAAATCAGTTTTGATGGTGTCATCACTTCCGCTGAGTATTCCGCTACCGTGGGCGAAATCGAGATCATCACTCTCAATTTCGTGACCAACGGCACCATCACTCTGGACATCTGATCATGGCTTTTTATCGCGGCCAACAAGGCACCGTCTTTTTTGATAAAGCTGGTAGCGGCGGTCTTTCAGAGATTGCTGCTGTGCGCTCTTGGTCCATGACCGTGGAAAAAGAGTCGTACGACGTGACCTCCCAAGGTGCTACCTATCGCGCCAATGTTGGTGGTCTGATTAGCGGATCGGGCACCATTGAAGTCATGTATGACGCTCCCGGCTCTGGTGACAAACTTGATCTGATCAAGGATGTCAACCAAACCACCGATGAAGCCGATGCAGCTGTTGAGCTGTACTTGGACGAAACCGGCGGCAAAAAAATCACGGGCACCATCGTGGTGACAAGCAGTGAGTATTCTGCTACAGTAGGTGAGATCGAGATTGTTATTATCAATTTCGTTTCTAGCGGAACTCTGACCTTAAGCATCTAATGCCCGCCGCAAATCAGCGCCCTGTTGACCTGCTCACCGGGGCGTTTGACCTGAACCAGCGTCGTCGGTTTGACATCAAAGGAGCCGATGGCGCTGTTGTCTTGTCGCTGTATTTCAAACCCATCACCCGCGCCGATCGTAAGCGTGCAACCGCGATGGCGGGCACCGATGAGGCCCTTGAGATCAGCACGCAGATGCTCTGCCAGATGGCCGAGCTTGAAGACGGTACCAAGGCGTTTGCCGCTGCTGATGCCGCCAAGCTGCAACGCGAACTGCCCGAAGACGTTCTCAACGAGCTTGAGCTGTTTCTGTTTGGTTTGGGTAATGCACCCTCGCTTGAAGAAGCAAAAAACGAGTAGAGGAAGACTCATGGCTATTCTTTGAGCTCTTCCTTGCAACCGAGCTTGGCAAGACGGTGAGCGAGCTAAGGCAGCAGCTCACCGAGGCCGAATTCATGATGTTCGCCGCCTACTACGAAGTTAAGGGCAAGCGAGAGAAAGAAGAGATGGACAAAGTCAAAGCACGTCAGCGCAGGTAGACTGAACTCAAGATAGGTCGAGCGCTGTGCCTGCTGTTGCTGTTGTAGACGTACAGGTAAATAGCCAGAGCGCTGTACGTAATCTGCAGCAGGTCAATACTGCGTCTAAAGCGGCCCAAACAAGCATCGGTGGGCTGCAGAATGCAGTCACCAAACTGGCAGGCTCTTTTGCAGCAATTCAAGCAGCTCGGTTCGTTTTTGCCAAAACGGCAGAGATCGAGACACAGACAAAAAGCCTGCAGGTGCTGACCGGCAGTGTTCAGCAAGCCAAGCAGATCATCCAAGAGCTGCAGCAGCTAGGTGCTGTTACGCCATTCACGAGCACTGAGCTCATCGATGCTGCCAAGCGTCTCCAAGCTTTTGGCGTAGCTGGCAATCAGGTTGTCGAGGTCACTCGCAGGTTGGCCGATGCATCCGGCGCGACCGGCGCCGAGTTGCAGGGCCTGGTCACAGCATATGGTCAGGTTGTCGCCAAGGGACGCCTGCAGGGCGAAGAACTTCTGCAATTCCAGGAGCGCGGCGTTGGCCTGCAGCAAGAGCTGCAAAAGATGTACAAGCTCTCAGGCGAAGAGCTGCAGAAGGCACTGAGTAAGGGGCAGATCAGTGCCCGCGCCGTTGAGATTGCATTCCAGAGACTGACTGATGTGGGCGGCAAATATGCCAACGGTGCGGTTGCCCAGTCTGACACGCTTTCAGGCAAGCTCAGTACCCTGCAGGATGGTGTTGATGCATTAGCGCGCCGCATTGGCCAGGCTCTCACACCAGCACTTAAAGCCATCTTTTCGCAGGCCATTGCTGTTGTTGATGCGGTCAATCAAGCCATAGCCTCTGGACGTGGGGCTGGATTCACGCGAAGTGTCATAGGTGCAAGGGGATTCATTACAGGCGGGGCAACCAGTCAGGCAGTAGACAACATTGCAAAAGGTATCAGTCAGATCACGTCGCAATCAAACAAAACCGGCATTGCCCAGAATTTGCAGGCTTTGCAGCAATATCAGCGTCTTTTGCAGTCGATTGCACCTGAGGATCCCAACAGCGACCGTGCTGTGCAGCTGCAAGGCGTCATCCTCCAGAGGATCAACCAGAATATCGAGGCTCAAAAAACTCTCAACAAGCAGACTGGCGCTGCGATCAATGTCTTCGATATCCCGGCATTGGGCGGTGCTAAAGATGGCAAGGGTGGCCGCAAGGGCAAATCAGATGCCGAACGCGCCGCTGAGGCCGCGGCCAAGGAAAGACAGCGTGTTGCAGATGTCGTGCGTGATCGTACCGCAGAAGCTGCGATTTTGCGCATCAATTCAGACCTGCAGGACAAGATCGCCGCAGCTCAGGCTGCCCGTGATCCGATGCTTGTGGCGCGTCTGCAGGGCATGCAACGCGAAGTCGATCTGCA